TAGTGCTACTGTCCAAGTGATCATGGGCGTTTAATAAGGGGTTGGTATGTCCTCAACGACTTTTACAAGTGGGACAGTAATTGCCTCCACTTGGCTTAATGACGTTAACACTAAAACGTATAACGACAACTCTTCAACAGTTGCTTATACGCCTAGCGGTACAGGCGCAGTAACGACTACGGTTCGAGCTAAGTTGCAAGAGGTTGTTAGCGTCAAAGACTTTGGCGCTACTGGTAATGGCACAACTGATGACACGGCTGCTATTCAAGCAGCTATTAATGCCTCAACTAGCGTTTATTTTCCGATTGGCACTTATTCTGTAACGAGTTTATGGATTGGAACTAATGGAACTGCATTGTATGGCGCAGGTTCTGGTGGCGTAACAATCAAAGCTCGTAGTGCGGTAAACAAGTTAATTAGATGCCAATACACAAGTGATGATTCAAACATTGCTGCTGTATTAAATAACATTAGTATTGCGGGTATTACAATTGATGGTAATTCTTTAGCAAACATTGGTTTATTTACAAGCGTTGCTATTTCTGAAAATTTTATTCGTGATGTAATTATTACAAACACTTTAGTGACAGGCCATCAGCACTGGAGAGGTTGGTCTGTCAATGTATATGGTATGCGTATACACAATAACTCAGGCGATGGTTTGCGTATGGATAACGAAGCCAATAATACATATTGGCAAGTTGAAGTTGATAACAATGTTGGCATTGGTGTTCAAGTGTTATCTGGCAACACTATTACATTAACAGGCGGTATTGAAAATAATGGCAAACAAGGTTTGATTGTTCAATCAAATCAAGGTGGCTCTGGCGGTTTGTATGTATCAACAAATGTTTCATTGTTTAATGGAACAGGTATATATGTAGAAGCAAATGGTTACTCTAACCCACCAACATACGAAAATATCTCTCTTGGTGGCGCATCAAATCCAACTGAAACTGTGTCATTTGACACCATGACTGTTAACTTACTTAATGCGGGAACAGGGATTTATTTTAAAGGTAACATTATTGGAGTAAAACTTGTCAACGTAAGTGTTGGCCCAGTTGCTGGTTCGCCTACCGCTGGCTTGCGTTGGACTTCTTCTTACGGTTCTGTTTATGCAGTTTTGTACGATGGAATTCTTACTGAAAATTGCCAAATCAATGCTCCAATTGTTGTTGATAGCCAATCGTTTTCAACTGATGTTGCAAACATTGTTGCAGGCGGTGGTTCGCATTTAAGTAATTTAGTTAATGGAAGCAAATCCCCAACTTTTAATCTTGTAAGTACGGATGATAGTACTGGTGTCAGTAGCCCCATGTTTCAATTGTGGCGGGGCAACGACATTATTGCAAAATTTGGTGCTGTGGCTAACGTCGAGGCTACTATAGATGCAGCTTCTTCTAGTGGAGCAGGATATTGCACAATGCGTGTAAAGGGCGTAGAAGTTTTGAGATCTACATCTGCTAATGGAACTTGGTTTAAATCACCTGCTGGAATTGCGCCAACTAACACATTGGCTTTGGGGAATACCCAACAATCAACAGTTGGCTCTGCTGGCGGCGCAAGTTCCCTTCCCGCAACTCCGCTTGGTTATCTTGTTGGTTACATTGGTACAACAAAAATTGCAATTCCTTATTACAACGCATAAAAGATAAATTATTGTGCGGTTATAAACATGGCTAACACAAAAATATCAGCTTTAAGTTCAGCAACCACCCCGTTGTCGGGCAGTGAGATTGTTCCTGTCAATCAGTCTGGTGTGACTGATAGCGTTAGCGTGGCTAACTTAACTGCTGGTCGTGCTGTTAGTGCGGCATCGTTGTCGTTGACAAGTTTGCCTTTACCAACAACTTCAGGTGGCACAGGGTTAACCAGTTTTACTGCTAACGGTGTGGTGTATGCAAACTCTACAAGTGCGCTAACTACGGGGTCTGGGCTAGTATTTGATGGTAATAATTTAGGACTGGGAATTACACCTAGTTCTTGGAACACCAGCAATAATAGAGCATTTCAACTAATCGGTGGGTCTTTGTATTCATCAGGAACAACTGAAGTTGGTCTTCTTACAAATGCCTATTATTCAACTGGCGGATCTTGGACATACATTAACAATGCGGCTGCAACTTGGTATCAACAAACTAATGGAGCGCACAAGTGGTATTACGCAGGAGCAGGTACAGGCACAATATCTTTTAATCAAGCAGTAATGATAGATACCAACGGAAATTTTGGTATAGGCGCAACATCAATTTCTAGTAAATTGGACGTTACAAAAGGCGCATCAGATGGTGCTATTTCTCAGTTTACAGGTAGTGGCGCAAACTACAACAGAATTACTGTTAGCAATACATCTGGCACAGCCATAACAGCTTATATGCAAGCTGACCCTGGTAGTGGTTCTATTGTTAAAATGGGCGCATTAACAAATCACCCACTTGTTATTTCAACAAACGATACAGAACGTGCCCGTATAGACACCAGCGGGAATTTATTGGTGGGGGCAACTTCTGCTAATGATTCTCATATCACTGGGCTTCAAATTGGAACTGGGTGGGTTCAATACACTCAAAATTTTACAGTTGGTAATTCTCATACAATAACTGTATCTGGAACATACAACTATTGGTTTGAAATTACCGCAATGGTTGTTGGTAACAGCTCTTCATCGCAAATAGGCGAAGCAAGATGGATTGCTGGACGACGAGATTATTCTGGGGCAAATCACATTTACAACACGGGAAATTTGGTAAATACTTGCGTTAGTATTAGTACATCACAATCTATATCTGGTGCAACTTGTACATACACAGTTACTTTTACAAACAATCAAGACAGTGCAAATAATCATTGGATGTTTAATATACGTTTAATGAATTCAAATTCTTATTCAATTTCTTAATTTAAAAATTAATTATGTCAGCTACTATCAACTGGACAATTGATTGGATGAATACATCTACTCAAACTATTAACGGCTTTACCGAAGTCGTTTTAACTTGTGGTTGGCGCTGCACAGGTACTGAAACAAACACTGCCACACCTCCTATGACGTTTACCAATTCTATTTATGGCACTTGTTCGTTTTCTGAACCCCAAATTGGCGGTGCTTTTATTCCCTATGCCCAGTTAACTCAAGCCCAAGTAATTGATTGGTGCTGGTCTAATGGAGTAAACCAAGCCGCTACTGAAGCCGCTATTAATGCAAATTTAGCATTGCAAATTAATCCTGTTGTTGAGCAATTGCCTTTGCCTTGGATAACTACTTAAAGGATAAATATGTCTTCAACAAATTTTGTAGATCTTGTTGGGCCACCAGTTAACGCTGCTTGGTTAAACGATGTTAACAAAGTAGCTTACAACAAAACATTTCCTGATGGAACTGTTGCGCTGTCTGCTGCACCTGGAACTTCTTTAGACGCTCAGTTTATATCTTATGAACAAGGTGGTACAGGATCTGTTAGCACTACTGTAACTAAAAAACTTCAAGAAGTTGTTTCTGTTAAAGACTTTGGAGCAAAAGGAGATGGAACAACTGACGATACAACCGCAATTCAAAACGCATTAAATGCAGTTTTTGCTGCTGGCGGTGGTAGCGTGTTTGTTCCTGCTGGTACGTACATTATTTCTAAACCTGTGATTGTTCAATCTAACACCAATTTCTATGGTGTTGGTGCTAAATCAATTATAAAAAATAACGCTGGTTCTTTTGGCGAACCTAATAACAATCTTATTCACATTGGTTACGGCAACATTTGGAGTTTGACTGGGCAGCAAGGGGTTGGTACTGATGCAACAATTGCTGAACTGCTTGCTAATAATTATTCTTACATTACAACTTACAACGCCTCGGTTAGAAATTTAACTGTACAGGGTTGGGGCCTTGGCGTTTTTGCAATGAATGCAGCCAATGTTGTAATTGATAACATTTGGTCTGTTAACACATTAACACCAGTAAATGTTGCAAACGACAATTCTTCCCAACAAGCGGCTTGTATTAATGTTGCGGTATCTAACATTTATCAAGTGTCATCTATTGGAACAGGTGATTGGTATGACTTGGTTTTTGTTGGTGCGGCAATTAAAGTAAATGTTTCTAATTGTTTTAACAATCCAGCAACCCCTTCTGCTTTAGATGGAAACATTGTTTTTAGCACTTCTCAATTTTGTTCAGTTACAAATTGCAATTTAATTAAATCTACAACTACTTATTCCACTACTAACAAGCGTGGAATTATGGTTACATCTTCTGGTGCTTCAGATATAAGAGTTGAAAACAATCTTGTTACTGGTTATTTAGATGGCATTTATGTTACTGGTCAAAACAACATAATTGCCGGAAATATGATTTTTAATTGTTATAACGGACTAACAATTAATAATTCATTAAATTTAATTAGTGGAAATTATTTTTTAAATAATTCATCTTCCGATGCAAGCGGCTCAACCGCAATGAAACAAAACAGTTTTGTTGGCAATTACAATTTAACCAAAACTTTTGTTTCTGGATATGCGTTTGACCCACAACAATATAATACATTTACTGGTAATACTGTTACTTCTTACATACAGCAAAACTTTAATACTTGGCCTAGTCTTAAAGGTCGGTATATAAGTTATTTTCCATTAGATACTTGGTTAAGCACAACTGATGCTGCAAAAGTAACTATTTCTCCTGGTACATTAAATTTCACAAGTACGGCTGGAACAATTACGGCGTACTACAAATTACCAATTCAAGTTAAAAAAATAACCAATGTTCAAGTCAATGGGTATTCTTATGCAACTGGCGATTCGGTTCAAGTAAACATTTGTGGTACTGATGGTTTAGCAAATTCAAATAGTTTGCCTGTTCTTGAAAGTCTTGGAACACAAACTTCTTCTGTTAGTGGAAATTACACTTTTACATTTACATCGTCTAGAGCTTTTTACGCTCAAGGCACTTACTATGTTCAAGTAATTTATACAACATCAAGTATTTATTCTCAACTAAGAGATACACAATTAATCACTTTGTGCGACGACTAAGTTTAAAGGAATTATCATGGCTTTAATTGGCAATTACACTAAAAACGTAACTGGTTTTACTCCTGTTACTGCAAACACCTACGCTCGAATTGACAGTATTTCTGGTGGCAAACTTGGTTTAAATGTATCAGTAACATTTTTATCTGCCGATAAAACTTTGTTATTAGATACAAAAGTTTATTACTTTGTCCCATCTGTTGTTGTTGGATCGCAAAATTTTTTACAGCAAGCGTATTTGCATTTAAAAACTTTGCCTGATTTTACTAACTACACAGACGATTAAAGTTAAACGGCTAACACTAATAGTTTAAGGAACAACATGTCTGAAACAGTAGCTACCATTAGCCATGAAGACATTTACGAACGACTTGTTAAAGTTGAAGCTAAAGTAGATGCTATTGAGAAGAACACCAAAGAACTTATAGAAGCGTTCTCTGCTCTTAAGGGTGCTCTAAAGGTTCTAGATTGGATTGCTTCCTTAGCTAAACCTATTGGCATCATTACTGTGGTTGTGGGTGCTATTACTGTGGCCTGGCATTCTTTAACAGGAAAGTAATAATTGAAGACTAGCATGTACTTGGGTTTACCGCTACCCATTACTAGCGGCTTTAAAGGAACTACTATGTTGTTTACTACCGAAGAAGATGTCCGTTTCCGTGCTGTTGAATTGGCTATTGATACCGTTGGTCACGAAGATGGCGAATGGGTTGAGTTGGCTGATTTGATCGTTGCTTTTGTCAATGACGATATCGAATGGATCGACATTGAAGAAGACGAAGAAGAAGCTGAAGAAGAAACCACTGAAGAATAATCAATAATGATTGATCCCATTACAGCCCTAGCAGCAATACAGTCTGCCGTAAAACTCGTCAAGAAGATGAGTTCAACGGTGGACGATGTTGCCTCGCTTGGGCCTGTATTGGGCAAATACTTTGATGCTAAGAACAATGGTGTTCAAGCAATTAAAGAGGCTAAAGATTCTGGCAATGCCTCTAACATGGGCACTGCCATTCAAATTGAAATGGCTCTGGAGCAAACTAAACAGTTTGAGACTGAGCTACAAATGCTATTCATGCAAGCGGGGAAAGTAGATGTTTGGAACAATATTAAAAGCCGTGCAGCCAGCATGGACAAAGCTGATAAGTATGCTGAACAAGCTGCTAGAGATCGTGCTAACAAAATTAAAAAAGAACAAGAAGAAGCAATGATCATTGGCTTAGTCCTTGTGTTGCTTGTTATGTTATTTGTTGGTGGCTACTATGTAGTCTCAGACATTGTTGAGACTGCTAAAAAAGAACAGCATCATGGCTACAAGCACAAGAACTAAAAGACAAGAAGACTTTATGTCCCGCCATTGGCGAGGACTCATGGGCTTTACTTACTGCTTCATTTGTTTCTTTGACTTTGTTGCTGGTCCTTGTTTGTACCTGTGGGTACAACAGTTTGAGACACAAGCTGTCAATGATGCCTATCGTCAATGGCAACCTATGACACTGCAAGGTGGTGGTCTGTTCCACCTAGCTATGGGTGCTGTCATGGGTGTATCTAGTTGGGGTAAAACCCAAGAACGAACTTCAGAAAATAAACCTAATGTTTCTTAATCCGTACTTTTGGTTGTTCCTAGTAACAACTTGGCTAGCTTGTTTGTTTGGTGGATACGAGTATGCCCAACGTGGGATAAGTGAAGAACGTGCCGCAGCTCAAGCGGCGTTAACTGCAGCAAACCAAAGATCAAAGGAGATCAGTGATGAACGAGACAGAACAGTTGCCAACATTTCTAGCAATTTGGCCTCTACGCAAGCCAAGGCCAATCAAGCTGCTGCAGAGCTTAGGGATCATATTGCCTCTGGTTCTGTTCGGTTGTCAATCGCCGGTTCCTGTAGTAGCCCAATGTCCAGTGATCCCACCACTGCCAGTACCAATAACGCCGGAAGCTGCAACATTGACCCAGGAGCTGCTCAAGCTCTTGTCTCCCTCACCGAGCGTGGTGATAACGCCATAAACAAACTTAACGCTTGTATTGATTCGTACAACTCTTTATTGGAACCTAAACAATGAGCTGGTTAGAAATTGCTGCACAAGAAATTAAACGTCACGAAGGTTGTAAGCTAACTGCTTACCCTGATCCTGCTACAGGTGGTGATCCTTGGACTATTGGCTATGGTGCTACTGGTTCTGACATTGAAAAGGGTACTGTGTGGACACAAGAACAAGCTGAAGAAGACTTGTTAGGTCGTCTGCATACACTGGGTGATCGCATTGATGCTGTTACTCATGTGCCCCTTAATGACAATCAGAAAGCTGCTATCTGTTCGTTTGTTTACAACGTAGGCATGGGTAGCTACAAGGGTAGCACTTTGTTAAAACTGTTGAACGTTAGCGACTATGACGGTGCTGCCGAGCAGTTCAAACAATGGAATAAGGCGGCTGGTCGTGTGCTGCCAGGCTTAGTGACAAGGCGAGAAGAAGAATCTAAATTGTTCCTCGCTTGACATACTGGCGTAACACTGTCAAGTGTTAATCGAGCCACCATAACTGCGACTGGAACAATTATGCCTACCCCTAAAGTAAGTGATCAAGAGTTTAAAGCTCTGTGGGAAACTCACGGATCATTGACTAGAATCTCTGAGATAACTGGTTTAGGCATTAGAGGTCTAAACAAACGTAGAAGAAACCTAGAGGAAAGATACGGAGAACTTCTAGTAACTTCTGGTCAAAGAATAGTGTCTCGGGAACATCCAGCTCGTAAGCTGCTAGGAATAGAAAATGGAACTGTCATCGTATTTTCTGATGCTCATTTTTGGCCTGGGATTCGTTCCACTGCTTTTGATGGTTTGTTACATCTTATTAAGGAACTCCAGCCAAAGGCTGTTATCTGTAACGGTGACGCTTTTGATGGGAGTACCAGCGGTAGATGGCCCAGAATTGGCTGGACACAAAACCCGACGCTTGTTGAAGAACTTAAGGCTTGCAAAGAAGCGTTAGGTGAAATAGAAGATGCTGCTAAGGCAGCTAGGCATAACGTCAAACTTACATTCCCACTTGGGAACCATGACGCTAGGTTTGAGAACTACATCTCAGCTAATGCTCCCTTACTCGAAGGTGTGCAGGGCAGTCGTCTTAGTGACCACGTACCTGCTTGGGATATATGTTGGTCTTGTTGGCCTACAAATGATGTAGTCGTTAAGCATCGTTGGAAGGGTGGTATCCATGCTACTCATAACAACACTCTTAATAGCGGAGTATCTATTGTTACAGGACATCTCCACGCTTTAAAAGTAACTGGATTTACAGATTACAATGGACGTAGGTTTGGTGTAGATACTGGTTGTCTATCAGAAATTGACGGACCACAATTTTATAACTATACTGAAGACAATCCTACAAACTGGGCCAGTGGTTTTGCTGTCTTAACATTCCATAATGGCAGACTGTTATACCCAGAACTTGTACATAAATTTGATAAAGACCACATTGAATTTAGAGGTCAAATCATAAAGGTGCGCTAACAAACTTGTTACTAGGAACATTCTATGTCTTACAGATCAAGATGGGACAATGGTTCCTGGCTAGTTATATGTGACCAGTGTGGTCGCAAATACAAAGAAAGTGAGTTACGGTTACGTTGGGACGGACTTATGGTCTGCCAAGGTGATTGGGAACCTCGTCAACCCCAAGACTACGTACACGGTGTTGCTGATATTCAGACACCACCATTCGTTAGATCAGAGCAGCAAGATCAATTTATTTTTGTATGTGACCTCATTGGTATCAATGGGGTTGCAGACTATGGCGTAGCTGATTGTGCTGCTGCTAACAAAGATAACGGATACCGTCCTGTGTGTACCCTAGAGGGTTCATACGCTATACCTAGCTCAGGTATTCCTGGCTGTATGGTTCCTAGTAAGATAGCTCCTAGCTTAAACAGCTTCCTTATTGGATAAACAACATGAGTTCTACCTACAGTATTAGCAGCAGTCAGATCATATCCCTAGCATTAGGTCGGTTAGGTGTTCTTGAAATTGGAGATACTCCTGATTCAAACACCTACGCCAATGCTTTGATGGCTCTTAACTTGCTCATTAAACAAGCAAGTATTGACGGTCTTAAGTTGTGGAAGATCTCTGAGTTGATCATCCCCACTACAGCTAATCAAACTACATACACACTGGGTGGATCTTCTTCTACGTTGATGTACGACTCATTAAATCCTACGGTAGCTATTACTGACAAACCTTTGAAGATCATTCAAGGGTTCTACCGTAACATCCAAGTGTCTCCTCCTATTGATACACCTGTATTACTTGTATCTAAACAAGAGTACAACGTATTGGGATCTAAGTTTTCTACTGGTACTGCTAACACTTTGTTCTACGATCCACGTAGTACCTATGGTGTGTTGTATGTGTACTTGACTCCTGACCTTAATTCGCAGACTAACATTCAATTGCACGTAATTGCTCAAATGCCTATCAATGACGTTACTTTAAACACTGGTACGTCTACTGATACTCCCGACTTCCCTATTGAATGGCAGAACTATTTGGTCTGGGGACTAGCTGATGAGCTGTCTATGCAGTACGGTGTTCCTATGAACTATCGTCAAGAAATTATGCAACGTGCTGCTATGTACAAAGAGAAGCTGTCTGATTGGGACGTTGAAGCTTCTAGTACTTTCTTTATGCCTGAGTTTAGGTCTACCAACACTAACTCTTACGGACGGTAAGCATGACTACCGAACGTATTGCTCTTACCCAACCTATTGAAAGTCGTAGCGGGTCTTTTGCTACTGACTCGTACTCTGCTAACGTTTTCTTTGATAGCAGCGGTGGTAAGCGTGATTGGGTTAAACGTCCTGGGTTGCAATACATTACTCAAATAACACCCGTAACTCCACCCGCTTACACCCAAGCACAAGGGCTAACCCCGTACAACGGTAACTTGGTTGGTGTTATTAATAACACGGTGTATCAGATTAATCCTAGTACTCCGTCTGTGAGTACCATTGGTACTACGTCTGCATCTACTAGTCAGAGCTACTTTGTAAGGACATTCCTTGACTCTTACTTATTTATTCAAAACAAAGTCAACGGTTATCTACTTACTCAAGGCGGCTCTTTTAGTGCTATTGGTAATACCTACCTTGTCAATATTAGCATTGACAATCCTGGGCTTAATTACAGCAGTGGTATTACCCTTAGCCTTTCTGCTAGTGGCGCTGCTGCTACCGCCACTGTTACTAACGGGCTTATTAGTACTGTAACCCTGACTAACCCTGGTAGTGGTCTTAGCTCTGCTGGTACTTGTACAGTTAACCTTCCTGCTACACAGACACCTACTGCTACAGGCTTTAATGGGTTCTATGAGATCGTTGTATCCAGTGCTACGGGTGTATATACAGGTATGTACGTTACAGGTACTGGTGTGGCTCCTAACGCTTACATTACTAGCATCAACGGTACAACCCTTACGTTAAACATTGCTAACGTTGCTGACGTATCTGGTACGGTTACTATTCAAGACTTAGGTAACGGAGCTGTGTTAACTCCAGCTCTTAACTCGTTTCCTAGTGGTCCGTTTGTATCTGGTACTGTGTTCCTAGACAACTATGTGTTTATAGGTACAACTAATAACCGCATCTACAACTGCAACCTTGGTGATCCTAAATCTTGGAACGCTCTTAGTTTCTTAAGCTTTGAACAGACTACAGATACCCTTGTTGGTATTGCTAAACACCTGAACTATCTTATAGCTTTTGGTGCTACTAGTACGCAGTTCTTCTA